CTCAATAATGCTTGCATCTGCTTGCCAGTCCTCATCGGTTTCCTCCCTTAACTAAACCTCATTCCTTTCCGTCTCTTTTCTCTTTGGTCCGAATTGCGAGTCGATTATGCGCAACATCAGTAGGCACGAACCGAGCCAGCCAATACCGATGCCCCCAATCAACATCCCCACCATCTCTATTGTCATTTGTTTACCTCCCTCGTAATGCTTGCCGGGCGACCTTCAGGATGTTCTCAAGTGTTACCCCTGTCTGCGAAAATCTGGCTATGACTTTCTTGTGTAGCCTGAGTTCCAGGACATGATCATCCTGTTCGACACTCAAGCCTTGCTGTTTCCATTCCTCGGTGATACAATTTGGATTTATCAATTCCTTTACCCCCCGGGACCAGAAGTGATGAGGTCACCCCTGGTCCCCTCTTGTATTTGCTTATGGCCGGTGGACCTCCGGCTTAGAGTTCCTTTTTCTCTGCCAATCTGCCTCTGTCATAGCCAGCCATAATTGCATTACAAAACCATCCTAGAACATCATCCACCTCACATTGAGGAAATCGCTTGCAGAATTCCTCAGACCATCGCTTCCCATCCATTCCCATAGTAGTTAGTAGATTCTCTTTAGCTTCCATATTCACCTTCCTTCTTGTCATCGCTTTATTACCTTCCCTGACTTTCAATTCCTGTGTAGCCAGGACACTAATTGCCATTCCTCTAAATCTCTCTCAAAAATGAGATAGTCAACATCTTCAGTCCCCAGCAACACAACGAGGCCAGTCAAGATAGTGTCAACAACACCCATTAGATAACCCCCTTCTTTAACTTACTCGTAATTGTGAGCCCTATGGAGATTATGAGGCATCGACGTTGTAGGTTTGTCATTTTAATACTCCTCGAAGGCACTAGCTAAGTGATACCATGCCGCCTTTAAGACCAGCAACAACCGCTTCAATCCTACTCTTGGCTCCAAACTTTCTCATAACAACAGAGACATAGTTCTTTACCGTTTGGATTGTGATACCTAGATCAGTGCTAATCTCCAGGTTACTGCAACCTCTTGCCAGCAAGTCTAGTATCTCTTGCTCTTTTTGACTCAAGTGGATAGGCAGCTTGCTATCACCCAAGAGTTTGTCTACTGCTAGAGCAAAGCGGCACTTCTGGCCTTCCTCACTCCATAATGGGCACTCGGTGTGCCGACACGGGCTATCAGTGAATTGGCAAACCATTTATCTTCCTCCTCTCTTCCTTGCGTTGCTCAGTCTGCTTTTGCTCTTGCTTGCAGACCTTGCAAGTCTCTATATCTGGCCACGGACATCTTGAGCAGTCCACTTATTGTCCTCCTCTTTGATTATGTTCATAATTTGGGTATGCGAGAGTTTGAACATTCTACCGATTGCCCGGTAAGTCATACCGCGCTCCCGGAAGCGGATGATGTTCTCGTTTCGGCGCTGTATTCGCTTTGTGATCATTCTCTACGCCTCTTCAGTCTTATTGTATGCCTGGATTATCTGATCTAGCTCTTCCTTCGGGATGGTGATACTATATCCCGTATCCAGGGTGACAGTTACACGACGTTCACTTATGCAGTCTGCCCGGAGATATTCCACCTTGATGATATCTCCTTTGATCACTGTCCCATCCGTGTCGTAACTGATCCTATTATCGTAGATTCTCATTGGTATCCTCCTTCTACGTTAAATACGAGCATCCCATATCTCATAACCGCCTTTCCACTTGGTTATGCGGTACAAGTCGCCTTGGCCTTTTACCATCTGTATGAACGGCTGTAACTCGGCCTTAGTGGGAGCACCGTACAAATACATAAATGTGCGGTTTTCCTCATATACCCTGAAGCGCCTGAACCAATTTGTGCTCTCTTGTTGTTCGGTGTCGTACTCTATGTCGTCGTACATTGTCAACTTCCTTTTAGCTTGAGGACTCTATTGTAAAACAGGTTGCCAAATCTTGTCAAGTAGCAAAGTCATAGCTAACTCACTCGTAAGCTCAAAGCTATCAGCTATGAGCAAAAGATTTTCTCAGCTACAAAATGAAAAAGGAATCCCCGGAGAGAAGTCCCCGGGGATAAAGGCAATGCGCGCTGAGAGGTTATAATCGGGTCAGAGACCGATGCGAAAATGGCATCCGAAATGGTTGGTTAATGTAAAGACACAGGCGAACCATGCTAAGGGGCTTTCTTGACGCTCCCGGGGCTATATTAGTTTAATTCAGAGCTATCACCACCAGTTTACTCTTGTCCCAATTCCAACGATGATCAATGCAATTACAGAGGCTATCAGGGTTATAGTTTGCCAGTTCCATCTTGACTTTGTGCTTTCACAACCCGGTCTGGCTTCAAGTATCGTCAGCCTCTTCTCATGCTTTAGAATGGTAGCGTTTAATCTTGCTAGATGATCTTCGGTCTGATTGCAGCTTTGAGCAGCCAGCACCAATAATTCCCTGTCGCTTTTGGCCTCGAAGTTAATCTTCATTAGACCAATCTCCTTACCAGGACTTCAGCACCCATGACATCTATTGTGTCTGCGGCATCAGTTGTGCCTATGATACGCAAATGATACATTGAGTCCGTAATCACCGTTTCATCATCAACGCTTGCTGCTACATCAAAGGCACCATCTGCGGTCTGTTGTACTATAGCTCCGTTGCCAATATCCGTAGCGGTTATGGGACTTCCAAGATTTAGTCGCTGTAATTTACAATCGAGGGTGGTAGTGCCAGCAACAATCATATCTCCTGTCAGCTTATAGGATATGATTATATCCCCTATCTTCAGGAAATTGAGAGGCAAATAAACCAGTCCCCCAGCTTGGGCCACTGGCAGGTGGGCCCCAAGCCCACCTGATCCCCATTCCGTTGCAGGAACCGGATACTGAAAGGCATTTGCCATGAAGGTTACATCTCGCGCTGCATATAATAGATGCAAATTCCCCGCTGTGTCGCATATCAGAACGACATGTTTGCTGGTATCATCGAGAGAAATATCCGCTCCGAGGACGAGATTGCCGCCACTTTTCAGGACAACGGTTCTGTCGGGATGTTCAGCACGCAGAGCGACAATTCTACCATCGGCCACACCTGCGATTGTGACCAAATCATCTGTCGCAGCATCCGCTTCGGTGTCTATCGTATGATAGGACTTCGTTATCGTGACCGCCCCGGCAGCAATAGTTAATTCTGTCGGCGCCTCTAATAAGATGTTTTCCTTCAGGAATTCCAGGTTATCTCTTATGTGTGTATTGAGGTCTCCTTCAGGTATGGTATTCCCATCTGCCCATGTTTTAGGTGCTGTCCATGTTGCTGCCAAATTAACCTCCTATGGCGCTATGACATGAGCGCCACCAATTAAGCTCGATCCTATGAGGAACAATGTGAGCTCTTCACTAGCCCTAACCTGCTCTAAGTTGTACACGCCCCTTAGAATGTTATCGCCTTCCCGTTGGTATGACACATTGAGATTGTTGATAAAGAACTCCTCATCCATGTCTAATCGCGGGTGTATGATTTGATGCTTGTCTTCTACCTTTAGAGACAAAAGCTGTGTAATCTTCGCGTCGTCTGAGCCTTCGAGTGTCATCCTTGCCATGCAGACAGGCTCGGAATAACGCGCACAATAAGAGTCAAGCATACTCTGCATTGTATTCGGATGCTGGCCTAGCGGCCAGATTAAGTCCATGACGCGGCGGCCGTACTTGGCGATACTGGTTTCATCTACAGAGCGTAGTTTGAGATAACGCTTCTCAGGAGTTAACCCTAGATACTCAGCATAAATACTGCCAATAACACTCCAATCTCCCCGATTAGTAACCTCTACGACAATGTATCGGCCTGCTCGTTGCACGATATCATCGTTGATCTTAGCAAAGTTATTAGGTAATTCGCACATACTGGGAATACTAGGATTGCCCCATGGATACCACCATGCCTCACCGCCTAAAGCATAACACTCCGCCTCTGTCAAGCCTCTCAAGGAAACGGGGGTGCACTCAGCCCACGCTGTTTGCCAGACTATTTCGATATGTTCTGATTCGGCATATACCGTGAAATCTCTCGTTTCACCGGGGACCAGGGGATTTGAATGAGGTATGGAACTACGAACCCGTATCAAATCAAAGAACTCAGGCGTTGCATCTGGTCGTAATGTCAGAATCTCTGAGATATCGCACTCTGCACGGATGTCGTTGTAGATTTCCCTGTCGGAGATTTCTAGCGTAAAACCCTGCAAATCAGTGGCGTTAAATATCACAGTGGATTCCTCCCGTAGCGTGACTTGTAGACGGCCTTCCCTTCTTCGTCGGTGTAAAACCGCCCCCTGGCAGCCATCTCTATATTACGGATGGCTTCTAGCGGAGTAATATCTTCTACATCGACCGTTCGTCGTGGGGAATCTGGTACGTCGGGGATCGGTGAAATCACACAAAAAGGTGTCACGGTCAATAAACAAGGATACCCATTGTTACATGCAGTTACGATTGCCCAAATTGTAGCGAAATTCCAGCTTGTAAATGTGGCCATGACTTTCATTTCAGCCGCGGTCTTGCCTATGCCGCCACTACTTGCAGCTTGCCCTGATGTTTGGGTATCCCAGAAAGAGTTCGTTATAGTTCCTGTATTAAGTCCACAAAGCCCACCCTCATCACTATTGCCTGTAACAAGCCCAGTTGAATGGCATTTGTCTATGGTTTTACTATTAGTCCCGACAAGCCCGCCTACATATTGGTCGCCTGTAACATCCCCCCTGGCATAAGAGTTGATCACATCGGCACCACCATCTCCAATCAGCCCGCCGACTTCTTCAGCATCTGGGGCAGATACATCACCAGTTGCATAACAAAGTCTAACGGCTTCACCCGCAGCAAGACCAGCATAGCCAATAAGTCCTCCAATAGCCCAATCTAATGTCGTGCTAATAACAGTACAAGAACTCCAACATTCGTCAACATTGCCATAGGCATATCCTAGTAAGCCACCTACGCCTCCACCACCAGCACCACCCGTTACCGAACCTGTTGAGCTACAGTTCTTAACATCTACATAGGTAACAGCAACTAATGCTCCTATAAGATAGTTGCCTGTTATATCTGCATTAGTTAAGTGGACATTTTCGACACTTCCAGCACCCTCAACTCGGCCAAACAAACCTGAACAAGTCGTAGTAGGTCTGTTGATATACAAATTGCTGATAGTAAATCCCTTGCCATCAAAGCTGCCGGTGAATTTTGCGAATCCAGGTGCTTGATTCCATCCAACGGGCTCAAATCCTAGTCCACCATTCCAGGTTAAGGTAGCACATGCATCTATATCATTGGCAAGCTCATAGTCAGCAGCCAAGTCATTCTTCATATTCTGCAGGTCGGTTACATTGTAAATCAGAGTTGCCATGTTAATACGGATGACAAGCGGGATAGCCTAGTAAATCATCGCCACCGTCCTTGTCTATGCTCCTTCTCGTTAAACTCCAGCCTGCGGCATCTAAAATCTTTTCAATAGCATCGCCGTCCGACATGATGGTTTTGCTGTCAGGGTCTTGTGTTATTAGCTGTCTGGCTAGTAAGTCGGTCCCGTCGGTGCAGTAGAATGTCGTTGATTGAACAGCCAGCGCAGGATCAATAGTTATCTTCTCGATGAACCCGTAATATACCGGTACCCATGCGGCATCGTGGTATATCCGGACCCTGATAGGCACCCACGGCCGCACCTTCCCTGCTAATACCCCCGTAGTGAACGGAGAATACTTGTCACACAATCCACGCCTGAGAGTGACATCTAACGTGGCCGCAGGGGCATTGCCCTCTTCCTTTTCCTTTCCCCGTTGCCAGTTCAACCCGATGATCCCGTCGGTATCTATGTCGGTTGATATGTCGTCATAGGCTTCCGCGAAGTCCGGATCGAGCGCCCAATGTGCAATATCCCAGTCAACCATAACCTCGAAAATCATAGTCCGTGTTTCCCGTAGTAATAACCCTTATTCACTTGAGGGAAGGCGTTGCGCCGCTCGTTTTCTTGGAGTATCTGTTTTAGCCTCTGTCCTAGATGGCGCATACTCGTCTCGTCTCCCATGTAATTGCCGATGTGTAGATGTATATCTCCTGTTCCGAAGGTTTGTCCTACGCCGGCGTATTGCTCTCCGCCGTGAGCCTTGACTAATCTCGGTTGCCCTACGGGGCCTGGTACGATACCGCCATGTTGCAACGAAGTGATCTCGCCTCCGAGTAGTCGCTTAATATCTTCTATCGTACGCGGAAGCATTAAGAGAGGATGCAGGAATTCCCACCATGCAGGCTTTGCCGCCGCCGCTTGTATAGCCTTCTCCCGTTCTTCTAGGTCAGGGATTTCCATGGCTTCCATACCTGCCTCTGCCATAATGCGATTATACTCAGGGATATATTCGTTCCTGAGATAGTCTAGCTTCAGTTCCCCATGCTCCATGAAGGATGCTAGATCGTTTTGATAACCTTGAATGATGTCGGCGTAATGTATATCGAGTAATCGTATCTCTTCGCCATAATGCTCATCCAGGTTGGCTTCTGAGATTAGCAAGTTACGCTGCTCCAGGATGTCTCTCTCTCGCCAATACGACTCAAGGTCAAGCAGTTCATCCCCAAGTCGCGTTTCCTCAGCTTTAGTCAAACCCCGGCGGAGTAATTCAGTTTTGATTTCCTCGATTCTGGCTTTGTCCTGCGCTTCTCTTCGGGCCTCAGTCGCCTCATCCATTGCTCTCAATTCATCGTCTATGGCCTTGACCTTCAGACCTAGAATGGGGTCAATAGCCATAAGCTCAGCAAGGAATTCTTCATCGAGCAGCCGCATCCTCTCATAATGGCCTTCCTTCCAGAAGCGCTGACGGTCTTCTAGGATCCTTCGCTCAGTAGAGGCAAGCCGCTGTGTGTCGCTGATCATCTTATTGATAGCAACTTCCACATCGGTTCTCATAGTATCGGCGAGACTCTGAATTGATTTGTCCAGTTCGTAAGCCGCCCTCGCTGCTGGTCCCTTGAAGAACCGTACGACTTTATCCCAATTACTTAGCAAGGCAATTAACCCAACAATGACCAACGAAATACCCAGCGTAACCTTGGCCCACATAGCCGTAGCTGCAATCCCGACGGTGTGCATTTTAATCCGGAGTGCCGTGAATGCTGCTATAACTTTGGGCATAATAAGTGTCAGTCCTATCAACATAGGTCCCAATGCTGACATAGCAACCAAGATAGGTTCCAGTGGACGCAAGAACGAGCCCCACTCAAGTGCCACCTCACTCAATTTGTGCTTCAAATCATCCAGAATACTGTATTGCTCATCCGTGACATCTTTGTTTGCCTGTGTAATCCCCGTTGCAAGAGACAATTCCTCAGTGTATTTCTCTAGTTCCTCAGTGGTAAGACCTAGAATCTCATATAGTTTCTCAACGCTACCTTCGGCTTGAGTAATACCCGTTCTGAGTAGTCTCGTAACCTCAGCAGCCCCCATGCCTTGCTCCGACATCGCCCGCATCATCACGATTAGCTGTTCGGAGGTTAAGTTAAGGTCTCTACCATAGGCTGCCACATAGCCCATTACACCACCAAGTTCCGTGAGTTCGATCTGGGATTCCCTAACCAGCCATGTCCACTTGTCCATTTCGTTGGCGGTTCGAGGTAATGTCTCACCGAACATCTTGTAGGCTGGGATCAAGATATCAGCCACTTGCTCGGCGGACAGACCGATAGCGTCAGCCAAAGTATCAAATGCTAGTGCGTTCTGTTTCAGGAGTTTCATATCCCTTACACCAGCACGAGCTAAGAGATCAAGCGTGGCAATCGCCGAGTTCAAGGAAAACGTGACATCGCTGATAGACAAAACAAGGTCACGCATCTCTTTAGTAGTAGAACCTACCACAAGCCCGGTCTGCGTTAACTGGGCATTCATCTTGCGGGCATCGGCTGTTAGTTTTAATCCAGCTATGCCAACGGCAGTCATGGCAGCCCCAGCGATACGCATACCAGTCTGGACTTTCTCCATACTGGATTTCGTGTCCTCGCCGACCTTCTTCATGCCTTCACTGAATTGCGCTTTGTCTAATCCTAATTTAACTACTGCATCGCCTACGTTTATACTCACGATTTACCTCTGTACGTTACAGATTTCCCCATCTGCCTGAACAACTCCTGGTCGCTGACAGTGGGAGCCGGATGCCTCCCCTCAATGGCATCAATCTCGCGCTGCTTTCTATCGTTTAGCTTCTCAATCATCAGGGCAAACTCCTCGTCCGTCCAGTTATGGACGATATACTCAGGAGTCAACCCCCATTCAGTCAACAGAAACTCAAATGCCCCGCCTACGCTGTATTCCCTATCGCCTTTGTCAACTCTCCCAATAAAGGGAAGGCTACTTTCATCACCTCCCCGAAGGCAGCAGCAACGTCTTTGTCTGTAGCGACTTGCTCGATCTTTTCCCTTGGTAGGTCTTTGGCATAGGAGAAAAACAGGTCTATGATCGCATCGGGCATACTTACCAGGATGCTATTCATGGCGCTCTCGAATTCATCCGGGTTGTCCGTGTTGGCCTTGATATATTTGGGTAGTTCGCCCAATAATTTAGCGACCCCTTTTCTCCACTCCTTTGATTCTATGATACGTAGGGGGCGGACTTCGTAAGTCACACCCCCTAGCACCACAGAGATACCGGCTTGAGTGATTTTATCCTCTTCGGTTCTCATATACTCCTTTACGCAGCGTTATCGACTATCGTGCAGGCAGGACTGTCCTGCGTCTTTAGTGCCTTGAATGTTATCGGCACGATGGTCTTTTCACCCTTCTTGTAGCTCATGCCAACGGTCCCGCTGGCGACGGCTTTCGGGATCAGAATTGACCTCAAGTATCCGCTAGCATTAGTACCCTCAATCTTCAGGTTCATGGTCTTGGTCACGCCGTCGCCCAGAGTGATTACATTCCCAGACAATACGGCGCCGGACATGGCCTGACTTATATTTGTCAGCGACGCCTCAGCCATGTTGCACGTCACCGTTACCGTTTCCTTCGTGATGACGCTACCAACCGGGAAGGTTTCCTCATGCACCATGATGTCCATGTCCTCAGCGGCGTATTCCATAGTCACGCCGTCCTCGGTGTAGCCAACCTCAGTGAATGGACTACCCAAAGCCATGCCAGGGGCATCACCACCAGGCGTTACGGTATATAGAGTTGCAGCAATCGTAACTCCACCAACGTAGCAATACCTTGCAGGTGCGGCTTCCCAAAGCTCGACTCTGATTCTGGTAAGCAGCCAATCGCTAGCATTGTCCACTGCGCCCTCATCGTTCATCTCAGCTTCAACAGTGCTAAGGTTAGCTAATACATAGTCAAAGAACGAAGTGCCTGTCTCGCCAACACCACCGTAACCGGATGGAGTGGCAGCAGCCATCGGCGCCTCAACCCAAAGTCCAGTACCTGGTATGCCTTGTAATGGGAAGGCAGTAATTTCACACCAGCCAGCACTATTCGGGTCTTCAAACTTGAACTCCATCTGGCACCAGTTGGCATTAACACCAATGTTCTGTAGATTGTGCCAGAAACCATAATCGGCAATGGCAGCCTGCCAAACTGCTAATGTTATCCCTGCCGCTGGAGTGAATTGAACATGAGTGCTCCCAGCGTCACCCGTACCAGTCTTTAAGAGTTTCGCTGACTGGGGTGAAACATCATATCCCGGCTCTGACCATTCCGCTATCGCATCGTTAGGCTGCCTCACGGATAAGGTCGCCTCTCCCACCAATACATTTGCTATTGTCTTTGCCATTTATCTAACCTCCCTGTGTTCGCTTCAGATGTTCCTGATAGCGAGATTCTATTTCGGCTGTTGATAAGCCGATTACCTTTTGGCGTTTTACCCTCTTAGTTTTCTTGGTCACATTGAAACCTCCTATTTGACCATTATTTCCCAGAAGGACAGGACCCTGAATCTTCCCGGGATATCGATATCGACTAAATCCTGGCCTTGTACTTCTTGTATCGCGGATAAGATCACATCGCCATCTACCGCCTCGTTCTGAATGCCCTGGAGTGCCTCATAGACGGCTCTGTATATCTCCCTGGCTTCGATACTGTCATCTGCCCAGCAATCTATCTGGACGCTGGGATTCGTTATCGGTGGTATGTATGGCGTAGAGCGGCCGCCCCTTGTGAATAGCGTGATGTAAGGCAGCGTTGCGTTCTCTGGAGCCCGGGGGCAATAGACATGATCAACCACGTCTATCACATCTGTAGTTAGTAAGTAAGTCCTCACAACTGCGTTTACGTCTGGAATCATCTGCCCCCCAAATGTGACCGCACCTTCTGCGCGTACTTCTCCGCAGTGAAGTTCTTGTCTAAACTAGGCTTGATATATGGGCGGGCAGGCATCTTGGACGTTCCAACTTCGAGAAAACCACCATAGCCACTCGTCGAATAAACCGCTCCTTCTATCTTGGAGTCGTCTACTATCCGTTCAGGCTGGCCTTCTCCCCCACTGGCCACCATTCCCATACCTGAAGCCTCGCCTGTCATTGACCTCCGATTGTTTCCTGTCAGCCACGGGGATAATTGAACAGCATCATGGGTAACCTCCACAACGGTATCTCGCATAGCTAACTTATTGGCTTCAGTTACTTGTTTGTTGACCTCATCTGCCTTGAGGTTCAATTCTATTGTGCTGGTCATCTTCATTTGACTACCTCGAGGTATAGCTGTTTGTGATGGTCGCCGTGATTATCCTTTCTGAATAAGAGGTCTACGATGTTATAGGTAACTCCATTGATGATAACTCTATCCTGAGCGGTCACATCCAAATCGCCAATGAATAGCTGGTCATAGATTATATGAACCTCAGAGCCAACCTTGACCTCTCTTCCCTTACCGGATACATGCCGGCATGGTTCATTCTCGTATATGGCCGTCCAGTCCTTAATAGGATGGCCGTAATCGTCGGTCCCCGCATCACTGAATTCCTGTATCTCGCAGACGTCAATCAAGAGGCTGTTGTAAGACATTACTCAGTATCTCCCATCAGGTCAGGCTCCGCCCAACTCAAAGCGGGAGTCGCAGCATCGCCTTCTCTCAATCTACTTGCCATTTCCAGCATGTTCTTACTAATTGTCTGACCGTAGGAATAGTCGCCAATACGCTCAGTGTTGGCGTTCAAAGCATAAGCAGCGGCCCAGCTCTCTAAAGCGCCGGCAGCGGCCAGGTTGACCGAGCCTTCGGAGGTCAAGAAGTGCTGAAGCTCCTCGTTCTCGAAGTGATAATCGGCCGCATTCTTATCAGAGATAATGAGCCTTACCTTGCCAATGTCGGTAGCTAATAAATATGTGAAACTCATGCTGTCCACCTCCTAATGATCCATCTAAATAGAGGCATTCTTGCTATACCCATTTTGTTGATTGACATCCTGGCTATGCCTATGCCCTTAATCTGCATCCGGGCAATCCGTTGCTTCAGGTAAGTTTTGACTCTTAGCTCACCCACCAGCCGGTCGGTTATGGTCACTATGTCAGACAGGTGGATTGCATGAATGACCTGAAGGAGCGCTGTCATAG